CCGTAAAGAGAAGCCAGCCAGCGGGCTGTAAAAGCGTCCTGAGGGCTATCCAAAATTATCGGAGAAACATAGATTTTCATGGAAGGAGTGATAGTTATAAGGCCTCGGTCGAAGGCTTTATCATAAAAAGTATTGAGGCAAATCCCGTTGTCGGGGCTGACCCGGTCCGCCTCGCTTCGGCATTGCGAGTACGGTTTTATATGACTTGCAACGAGCATTTGCGGCAGCGCGCAGCCGGATATAAAGCACCGGTCATCGTAAGCCGCAAGCACCGCCTGCTTGAAGAAGTGTCGTTCCCGTGATACTCTTCCGTGATTCGTCAGAGACGAAAGCGGCTTTGCTCCCTGCAAAGGTGAAGAGTCAAAGATAGCGAGACCCGTCAAGGTCTCCGCCTCGAGACTCAGAGAGCCCCAGTCGTGCTTGAACTCCTCGTAAATCATTCGGTCCGCCTTTGCTACGTTCTTAAGCCCTGAGGAAACCTTCGGGTCTATATACCGGAAGTTCCTCATGCGCATTACGATAGAAGCGACTGAGTGAGGAATAATCTCGGCGACCTGCTGAATGACTTTGTTGCTGGGATTGATTTTCCCGAGAGGAGTCACGCAGTAAAGGGCATAGGCGATAATTATGTCCTCTCTGCTCCACGCGTTCATTGACTCTGCTCCTCGTCTAAGCGGATAGCTGTCATAAGCAGCTCCATACGTCGCTTGACATCGAGCCCGGAGAAAATGCGCAGAAGCTCCGCTTCCTCTTTGGAGCGCTGCTGCTCTAAGTGAATCTCACCGGAGTTCTGGCCTATGACGCCGTTATTGGTCCCCACCGTTCCGACGTTTACGCTGCTGTCGGTCCACCCCATTAGATAGTCGACCGATGTTCCGAGAGCGTTCGAGAGCTTCTGCATTTTATCGGTACGAAGTGTTTTGATGTAGCCCGTTTCCCATTTGCGGACCGTGCTCGCACCGACGCCGACCATATCGCCGAGCTCCTGCAGCGTGTACCCTTTCTCTGTTCTGAGATAATGTATTCTATCGCCTAAAGTCATTAAGACCGCCTCCCTTGAAAAAGTTTACTCTTATTATAACACGCATTTGTCTTAAAGTGAATGCTTTTGCTTAAAATTCACAAAAATTTTCCAAAAGGCTATTTACAAATCCAAAAGGACACGGTATAATAAATTTGTCCTTTGGGACAACCGGTAGTGCCTACGAGGAAAAATCTCAAGGAAAGGAGACAGTATATCGTATGGTTGAAACTCGAATGTTGAGGGCCCACATGACCCTGAAAGGCGTTACTACGAAGGACCTTGCGGACGCGCAGGGCTGGAGTATGAGCACAGCCTACCGTAAGATTACGGGCAAAGTTGCCTTCACGGTACCTGAAGTGCAGCTCTGTAAGGAGCTCCTTGATTTGGACGCTCCTACGACGAACGCAATTTTTTTTGCGGCTGATTTGTCCTAAAAGACAAAAATGCGGCCGACGCTCGCCGAAACCGCTCTTGCAAGAGAGAATCTTATGCTTGACCGACTAAGCGCTGCGGTCAATGCGTTTTACGAAAATCCACAAAATATGCAAGCCTATTTGGCTTGGAAGAAAAACAAGGAGGCAAAACAAAATGAAAATCACCGTAACAATGGAACTGACTCAGGAAAACCTGAGCAAGCTGAGAGCCCTGCTCCCTGATACCGAGATTCCCGGTCAGGTAAGTATGTTCGATTCCCCTTCGGAAAAGCCCGTCGAGACTTCGAAGACCGAGGCCCCTGCTCCTGCGACTGAGACTCCGAAGACCGAGGACAAGCCTATCACGAAGACCGACATTCGCGCCGTAGCCCTGAAGCTCTCCAAAGCCGGCAAGCAGAAAGAGCTCGCCGACATCTTTGCGAAGTTCGGTTGCAAGAAGCTCTCCGACTTCGACAGGCGCACGGAAGACTATCCGGCGCTTATGAAAGAGCTGGTGAGTGTCAATGGCTAAGCACGCACTACTTTCCGCAAGCGGCGCTCACCGCTGGCTTGAGTGTACGCCGAGCGCACTACTTGAGCTTCAATTTCCGCAGACTACGAGCGAGTACGCCGAAGAGGGTACCGCAGCTCATGAGCTTTGCGAGCTGACCGCCCGCTATTTCCTCGGCGAGGTCTCCGAGATGGACTTTGAGAATCGTCGTGACGAATTGGCAAAAGGTCCTTACTACAACGCTGAAATGCAGGAATGCGCAAATGACTACGCAAGATTTGTTACTGAAAAGACCAAAGCTGCGCAGGAGTCTTGCGAGGACGCATTTACCGAGCTTGAGGTAAGAGTCGACTTCTCGAAGTACGTCAAGGACGGCTTCGGTACCGGCGACTGTATCATCGTCGCTGACAAGGTCCTCGAAATCGTGGACTTCAAGTACGGCAAGGGCGTTCGCGTCGAGGCGACTGGTAACCCTCAGATGAAGCTCTACGCCCTCGGCGCGCTTCTCAAATACAACACGCTTTTCGACATTGACTCCGTTCGCATGACGATTTTCCAGCCTCGCCTCTCTGGCATTCAGAGCTCCGACGAAATCACCGTCAAGGAGCTGCTTGAGTGGGCTGAGAAGTATGTCAAGCCCCGCGCTAAGCTGGCCTATAAGGGCGAAGGCGAGTTCGCCCCGTCCGAAGAGGTCTGCAAGTTCTGCCGGGCGAAAGCTCAGTGCAAAGCGAGAGCCGACAAGAATCTCAAGCTCTTCGATGGAGCCCCGGACGCTATGCTCCTGACTCCTGAAGAGGCTGGCGCGATTCTTGAAAAGGCCGCGGATATTCAGGCGTGGCTTACTGACCTCGAAGGCCTCGTAGCCTCTATGCTGCTCAGCGGTCAGCCTGTTACCGGCTGGAAGATGGTTGAGGGCCGCAGCAACCGCAAGTTCGCGGACGAGTTGAAAGTCGTCGAGGCTATGAAGTCCGCCGGTTACGACGAGAGTCTGCTCTACGAGCGCAAACTGATTACTTTGACTCAGATGGAGAAGGACTTCGGTAAAAAGGCTGTAGCTGAAACGCTCGGCGAGCTTATCGTCAAGCCTCAGGGCAAGCCCACTCTGGCTCCTGCAAAGGACAAGCGCCCTGAGTTCAAGCCCGAAGAACAGCTTCTCGCTGAGTTCGATAAGTAAGGAGGTCTCGTTATGACGGAAGCGGCAAGACGCAGAACGCGGGCGAGAATCCGCCTTATCAAAATCCAGTGGCTCCTCATTCTGGCGCTCATTGTCGCCTTGATTCTCTCGTTCGTTACGAGACCGAGCGCTTCCGTTCCTGATGAGCCTGAGTCTTCGCCCGTTCGGGTAGAAGCTCCTGAGCCGATTACCGAGACCGCCGCGCCGGAGCCTGAGCTTATCGAGCTCGGCGAGTTCAAGACTACCGCCTATTGCACTTGCGTTAAGTGCTGCGGTATCTGGAGTGCGGAACACCCTTATCGGGTCGGTACCGATTACGTGCAGCGAACAAAGAGCGGCACGATTCCGACCGCAGACCGCACGGTCTCAGTCGACCCCGATGTGATACCTCTCGGAACGGTCCTCATTATCGACGGCTGCGAGTACATAGCCGAAGATACGGGAAGCGCCGTTAAGGGAAACGTTATTGACATCTATTTTGACTCACATGAGCTCGCCGTCGAGTACGGCGTTCAGATGAAAACTATTTATATTAAAGGAGATTGATACTATGTCTACTCAAATCACTACTGGTAAGGTCCGTTTTTCCTACTGCAACCTCTTCACCCCTCGCGCCGTTCAGGAAGGTGCTACGCCGAAGTACAGCGTTACCCTCCTGATTCCGAAGAGCGACAAGGCCACCATGCAGAAAATCAAGGCTGCTATGGACGAGGCTAAGCAGAAGTTCATGGCAAGCAACAGCGGCAAGAAGCTGCCTACCAACCTCAAGAGCACGCTGCACGACGGCGACGGCGAGCGCCCGAATGGCGGTGAGTTCGGTGAAGAGTGCAAGGGCTGCTACGTTATCACCGTCAGCTCCAACAACAAGCCCGTTCTCGTCCACGCGGACAAGACCCCGCTGACTGACCCTCAGGAGCTCTACTCCGGCTGCTACGGCCGCGCAATCATCAACTTCTACGTGTATGACACGCAGGGCAACAAGGGTATCTCTGCTGGCCTCAACGGTATCATGAAGCTCTACGACGGCGAGCCTCTGGGCGGCGGCGTTGTTACGGATTCCGATTGGGACGACGGCTGGGAAGACGAGGACGACAACGACGACCTCCTCGGTTAAGCGTATGCTCCGGCGCGTTCGTCTCGGATTTACTGAGGCGAACGTCGCCCGGAGGAAGGAGGCAATATGAGAACATTAGCAATCGATATAGAGACCTACAGCTCGGTCTCTTTGCAAAAGTGCGGCGTTTATGCCTACGCCCAGAGCCCGGATTTTGAGATTCTTCTCTTCGGGTACGCTTGGGATGACGACCCGGTCGAGGTTATCGACCTCGCAAGAGGCGAGAGCCTGCCTGAGGAGCTCCAGAATGCTCTGTATGACCCCGAAATTCTGAAGACAGCATTCAATGCGTCTTTTGAACGGACTTGTCTGAGTACATTTATGGGCCGTGTGACACCGCCCGAGCAATGGAGCTGCACCGCAGTCATGGCCCGAGAGCTGGGTCTGCCCGGAAGTTTGGAGGCTGTCGGCGAAGTTATCGGACTTCCCGAAGACAAGCAGAAGTCTAAGACCGGCCGGGCGCTTATTCGTTACTTCTCGATACCTTGCAAGCCCACGAAGACGAACGGCAACCGGACCCGCAACCTTCCTGAGCATGACCCTGACCGCTGGGCTATCTACGTTGAGTACAACCGTCAGGACGTCGTCTCGGAGCGCGCTATTCGGCAGAAGCTCTCTCGCTTCCCGGTATACGAGAAGGAACAACCCCTCTGGATTCACGACCAGCATATCAACGACCGAGGCGTCGGTGTCGACCTTAACCTCGCAGAGCATGCGGTCGAGATTGACGCCATTATCAAGGCGAGACTTCTCGAGCAGGCTAAGGAGCTCACGGGCCTTGAAAACCCGAAGAGCACCGCGCAGCTCAAGAGCTGGATTGAGGACACCGCGGGTATTGAGGTTGAGAGCCTCAACAAGAAGAGTATCGCCGGCGTAAGAGCCGACGCTGACTGCGACGCCGTGGACCGTATGCTCGACATCAGGGCAGGTCTTGCAAAGACCTCAACTGAAAAATACAACGCTATGCTCCGCACGGCTTGCCCGGACGGGCGCATTCGTGGCCTGACTCAGTTTTACGGTGCGGCGCGTACCGGTCGATGGGCCGGCCGTCTCGTGCAAATGCAGAACTTACCGCAGAATAAAATGCCAGACCGTGACCTTGATACCGCAAGGCAGCTCGTTGAGGCCGGAGACCTTGAGACCCTTGAAATGCTCTTCGACGACATTTCCGGGACCCTCTCGCAGCTTATCCGCACAGCCTTTATCCCGAGACCCGGCTATCGCTTCATCGTGTCTGACTTCTCCGCGATTGAGGCCCGTGTTATCGCATGGCTTGCAAGCGAAGAGTGGCGCATGGAGGTTTTCAAGACACATGGCAAAATCTACGAGGCCTCCGCCGAGCAGATGTTTCACCTTCCAAAAGGCTCCGTCAAGAAGGGCGACCCTATGCGACAGAAAGGGAAAATCGCTGAGCTCGCGCTTGGCTACGGCGGCAGCGTCGGCGCTCTGAAATCTATGGGCGCTCTCGAGATGGGGCTTGAGGAGTCTGAGTTGAAACCGCTCGTCAATAGCTGGCGCGCCGCAAATCCTGCCATCACTAAGTTGTGGTGGGACACGGACGCCGCAGCGCGCAGGACCATTCAGACGAAGGCTCCTACTAAGTTGCCTTTCGGTATGGGCTTCTACAAACAAGGCCCTCTCCTCAAGCTGCGACTTCCGAATGGTCGCGAGCTGAGCTACGTAAAGCCCAGAATCGACGACGACAGTATCACCTACGAAGGCACAATTCAGTCCTCGGGCGGCTGGGGTCGTATTGAGTCCTATGGCCCGAAACTCGTGGAGAACATTGTTCAGGCTACAGCGCGAGACTGTCTTGCGGTCGCCATCGACCGTCTGGAGCGGGCCGGTTTTCCGGTTGTGTTCCATGTTCACGACGAAGTTATCTGCGAGGTACCTATCGGCGTAAGCTCTGCCGAGGAAATCAGCAAAATCATGTCGGAGCCCATCGAGTGGGCGACCGGCTTACCGCTCAAGGCTGACGCCTATGAGTGCGAATACTATAGAAAGGACTAACCGCTATGAAGATAGATGTATTTAATAAGGTCGTCAAAGAGCAGCTTCTTGTCTGCGAGCACCTGCTTATCGGCAAGGGCCACGAGTATGCCCCTGACGCTGTAGACGAGAGCAATATTGACCGCCTCGCACACTTCAAGAAGGCCGCCGCGATTATCGACGGCACTCCGAAAGAGGCTCTGCTCGGTATGCTGACAAAGCACCTCGTCTCTATCTCGGATATGTGTACCGACGGTCGCAGCTACTCTCTGGACCGCTGGACAGAGAAAATCACGGACAGCATTAACTACCTGCTACTGCTCAAGGCTTTAGTCGAAGAGGAGGCGAACGGCAATGGATAAAATCAAAGTCGCGGTCCTCAATCCGACCGCAATCAGCGAGGCCGAGAAGATGATGGTATGCGCCGCCCGCTTAACGCAGCGCGGGCACACGGTCAAAGACCTCTCTGATTTCCTTGCTCTCTACGATAAAGAGTACACCGAGAAAACGGCTAAGGTTATGACCCAGCTTCCGCACCCTACAATTCAGAAGTTTGCGGTTATCAACGCCGTAATTGTTGGAGCGTCAAGGAGATTCCTCGCTCAGATTACGAGGCACCAAAACGAGGTCAAGTTCATGTCCGCGTCTTTGCAGTACAGCGACTACTCGAACGAGGCTGACTTCGTTGTCCCTTATGAACTGCTTGACAGTCAAATGCGTTTCTCCTACCTCTCTCAGTGTCAGGACGCTATGCGGAAATACAAGCTCCTCGTCGAGTACGGTGTGGACAATGACTCTGCCGGCTATCTGGCTCCGCAAGGCCTGAGAAACGTTCTGATTATCAGCGCAACACCTTATCAGTGGAAGCACATGATAAGCCAGAGAACTTGTCGGCGCAATACCGCCGAGACTCGTTACGTTATGCTCCGCCTCTGGGAAGAGCTCTACGAGCTGGCTCCGGCTCTCTTCTCTCCTGAAACGACCGGTCCCTTCTGCATGAAGGGTAAGTGCCTTGAAGGCAAGATGGCCTGCGGCGCTCCGCTGGCGTCCGACCTTACGCCGCACGATATTCTCGCGCGTGATTTTCCGCTCTGTATGGAGGTGCGAGATGAAGATTAAGCTAATTGACTTCAACGGTCCCGCTCCTGTACGAGCGCATGACAACGACGCCGGCGCGGACGTGTTCAGCCCCAGAGACCAGACCATCTACCCCGGGCAAGTATATAAGCTGCCTCTCGGCTTCGGTCTGGAGCTGCCTGACGGCTATGTGGGGTACATATTTCCTCGCAGCAGCTTGAGCGCTCGCGGTATCGTATGCGAGCTTCCGCCCATTGATTCCGGCTATCGTGGAGAGGTCCACGCTATCGTCTCGAATGTCGGGGGCGACGGTTACGACATCAAGAAAGGCGACCGTATCGGCCAGCTCGTGATTATGCCGGTCGTTATCCCTGAGTTCACATATGCAGAGTCTGCCGAGCGTGGTACCGGAGCTTTCGGAAGTAGCGGGAGGTAAGACTATGAGAATAGACAAAGACAACTACTATCTGAATATCGCAAAAGCCGTCGCGGCCCGTTCTACCTGCCTTCGCAGGCAGTATGGGGCCGTGATTGTCGCAGACGACGAAATCATCGCGACCGGTTATAACGGCGCGCCCAGAGGCGAGGCCAACTGCTGCGACGTCGGGAAGTGCTACTGCCGAGAGCATTCCACTCCTATCGACGAGCATGCCGCCCGCCACGGGGACCAGTACGGGACTTGCGTCGCCGTTCACGCCGAGCAGAACGCGATTATTAGTGCGCCGAGGCGGTCCATGCGAGGTGCTACCCTTTACCTCGCGTGCCTCGACGATACTATTGACCCTGCTCCGTGTAATATCTGCGACCGCATGATTAAGAACGCGGGTATCACGAGAGTAGTAACGAGAGCCGGTACCTTTTAATGCCGACTCTTCAATACGACGGCTTGATAACGATTGCGACGGGTAGCTCGCGGCGTTCGGCAAGCTGGAAAACTAAAGAAATGCTCTGGTCTGAGTTCGTTGATAAGCTCGGCCGTGTGACCCGGACGCAGGAGACCCAGCAAGAGTACTTCCGTATGCCGAAGGAGGAACGCGATAACGCGAAGGACGTCGGCGGCTTTGTCGGCGGTACCCTGAAAGGCGGTCGTCGTAAAATCGACGCCGTTCTGCAGCGTCGGCTTATCACCCTCGATATGGACTCTATCACGGCGGGCGAAGCCCCGGGGCCTACGGTTGAGCTGATTCTGGGCTGCGCTGCGGTACTCTACAGCACGCACAGCCATACGGCGAAAGCTCCGAGACTTCGCCTTGTGCTTCCTCTCTCGAGACCTGTGTCTCCTGAGGAGTATGAGGCCATTGCCCGCAGGATTGCAGGTGACATCGGTATCGACATGTGCGACGATACCACCTATGAGCCCCATCGGCTCATGTACTGGGCGAGCGCTTCCTCTGACGGCGAGTTCCGTTATGAAGTGCAGGACGGCCCGTGGCTGGACGCCGACGAGCAGCTCGCAAGGTATGCGGACTGGAAAGACCCGACTCAGTGGCCCGTATCGAGCAGGAAGTCCGGCACGATTCGGCGTCTCGCTGACAAGCAGGGAGACCCGACCGCGAAAGACGGTATCGTCGGCGCGTTCTGCCGTACTTACTCCGTTGAGGACGCAATCGAGACCTTCCTGCCTGACGTCTACATCAAGGGCGAAAACGGCCGCTACACCTATAAAGGCGGCTCGACTTCCGGCGGTCTCGTTATCTATGAAGACGGCCGCTTTGCGTATAGCCACCACAGCACAGACCCAACTTGCGGCAAGCTCTGCAATGCGTTTGACCTCGTCCGCATTCACATGTTCGGCAAGGACGACGAAGGGAAACCAGCGAACACTGCGGCAAATAATCTTCCTTCCTACAAAAATATGTGTAAGTGGATTGAGACCAACTGCGAGAGCGTTATGAAGGAGCTGCAAAGCAAGCAGCTCGACTATATCGTCCAGCTCTTCGGCGAGGGCGACGAGGCTCCTGATATGAACTGGGTCTCACAGCTTGAGGTAAACCCGAAGACCGGACACGCAGCGACCACGGTTGAGAATATCCGTATCATCGTAAAGAATGACCCTCGGTTTAAGGGGACCTTCTACTGGGACGAGTTCATGGAGAGACCTATGGTCTGCGGAGACCTTCCTTGGAGAAAGGCCGACGCAAAGCCACGCTCGTGGGATGACACCGACGACGCCGGCGTTCACAATGTCCTTGAGAAGGACTACAAAATCGACTCTATGCCGAAGACCCGAGAAGGCGTTGACCTTGCACTCGCTGACGTTACAAGGCACCCGGTACGCGAGTACCTGCGGAGCCTTATCTGGGACGGCGAGAAACGCTGTGAGACGCTCTTCATCGACTACCTCGGCGCCGAGGACTCCCGGTACACGAGAACGGTAACCCGCAAGGCGCTTATCGGTGCTGCCGCGAGAATCTTATCTCCGGGCTGCAAGCACGACCACATGCTCGTTCTTATCGGCCCGCAAGGCTGCCGCAAGAGTACGACCTTGAAGAAGCTCGGTAAAGAGTGGTTTTCGGACTCGCTCTATACCATGTCCGGCAAGGACGCTTACGAGCAGCTTCAAGGCTTTTGGATTATCGAGCTCTCCGAGATGGCTGCGACCCGTAAGGCCGAGGTCGAACAGATTAAGCAGTTCGTCTCCAAACAGGAGGACAACTACCGCGCGGCATACGCTCGCCGCACGCAATGCCACCCGAGACAATGCGCCTTCTTCGGCACCACGAATGACGAGGAGTTCCTGCGTGACCCTACCGGCGCCCGCCGTTTCTGGCCGGTCGTCGTTACCGACGCGGGTAAAACTCTTGGGGACAAGCTGACCGCTTCTATCGTGGACCAGATATGGGCCGAGGCCGTGACCTACTACGAGGCCGGTGAGACTTGGTACCTTGACGGCGCGGTCGAAGAGATGGCCCGCAAGGTGCAGGCCGACCACACCGAGGCGAACGGCAAGCTCGGTCTTATCGAGAACTTCCTTGAAGTCCTGCTGCCCGAGGGCTGGGACGATTGGGACCTCGAAAAGCGTCTCATGTTCTGGAGCGGCGGCTTCGGCGAGGAGCGTAACGGCACCGTGCCGAGAACAAAGGTCTGCGCACTTGAGGTCTGGCAGGAGCTTTTCAAGGGCGACCCGAAGAGCTATTCGCAGACTCAGGCCCGCGAGATTATCGGGCTCCTGCGCATGATTCCGGGCTGGCGGTTGTCCACCTCCGTCAACTGCGGAGCAATTTACGGCAGGCAGAGGGGCTTCGTGAAAGAGGTCTGAGGTAGCAAAGGTAGCACTTGAAAGGCCAACTTTTTTCGTTAGAGGGTAGGTCGTACAAGCGCACTTGCAATAAAGGTAGCACTTTGAGAACTACTTGCAACAAAGTGCTACCTACTCTGCTACCTCGAAAAAGCCTTATATATCAATGCTTTTGGCTACTTGGTAGTACTGGTAGTCGAAAAATCTTAAAAACATTTTTTGAAAAAGTAAAGGGACACTCGACACAATTCCGTCGCCCCCTCGCATTACATGTATATATAGGGAATCTTTGTTACACGCGCTACTCGACTACCTGAAGGAGGGATTTTATGTATGAAAGCACTTTTGAGCGAAAGCTCTGCGAGTATATCAAGTCCCTCGGCGGTAAAGCGTATAAGTGGGTGTCCCCGGGAGCTCCGGGGGTGCCTGACCGAATCGCAATATTGCCGGGGGGACGAATAATTTTTATAGAGGTCAAGCGGCCGGGGCTGAGTGACGGTTTGAGTATCAGGCAGAAAAAGGTCATCGCGACATTAGAGGGGCTCGGCTGTATCGTTTGGCGTATCTCCGATATGGAGGATTTGAAAGCGAGGCTAAAAGCCGATGGAATATAAACCTTACTATTATCAGGACTTCGCGGAGAAGTTCATTCTCGACAACCACGAGGCGGGGCTCTTATTGGATATGGGTATGGGAAAAACGGTAACGAGCTTGAGCGCGGCGGACAAGCTCCTGAATGACTACTTTGCCGTGAGCAAGGTCCTTGTTATCGCCCCGCTGAAACCGGCAAAGGAAACATGGCCACCCGAGGTCAAGAAGTGGGACCACCTGAAACATCTGAAGCTCTCGTTGATTCTCGGGTCGAAGGCCGAGCGTATCGCAGCTTGCGAGCGGGAGGCGGATATTTATATCGTCAATCGCGAGAATGTCGTCTGGCTTGTGGACTACTTCAAAAGCAAGTGGCCTTTCGATATGGTTATCATCGATGAGCTGTCGAGCTTCAAGTCCAGTAAGGCGCAGCGCTTCCGGGCTCTGAAAAAGGTCCGGAAATATATCAAGCGGATTGTCGGTCTTACCGGCACGCCGTCGCCGAATGGACTGCTTGACCTCTGGCCGGAGATGTACTTGCTTGATGAGGGCAAGGCACTCGGCAAAACTCTGACAGGGTATCGCGATACTTACTTCGTCCCGGATAAGCGGAACGCCACGACCATTTTCTCATGGAAACCGAAAGACGGCGCGGAGGAGCTTATCTATGAGAAAATCGGCAAGCTCTGTATCAGTATGAACGCGGCGGACTATTTACAACTACCGGACAGACTTTTTCTCCGTCGTGAGTTCGAGCTTACCCCGGAGGCGATGGAGCTTTATAAGACCCTTGAGCGGGACACTCTTCTCCCGTTTGCTGACGGCGACATCGACGCGCCGACCGCGGCAGTCCTGACGAATAAGCTCTTGCAGGCTGCGGGAGGCGCGGCTTACGATGAGAATGGCAATGTCAAGGTCCTGCATGACTGCAAGCTCGAGGCGTTAGACCAGCTTATTGAAGAAGCGAACGGTCAACCCGTTTTGGTGTTCTACGCCTTTCGGCATGAGCGCGACAGAATTATGGAGCGATACCCGGAAGCGGTAGACATTAAAGACGACGGAGCGGTCGTCCGCTGGAACGAGGGCAAGATTCCGATTATGCTTGCGCACCCCGCGAGCGCGGGGCACGGTCTGAACTTGCAGGCGGGAGGTCATATCGCGATATGGTACGGACTTCCTACCAGTCTTGAGCTTTACCAACAGGCAAACAAGCGGCTGCACCGTCCGGGGCAAAAGAAAACGGTCCTGATTCACCATATCCTGATGAAGGACACCTATGACTACCGTGTCTTAGACGACATACTCGCGCCGAAGGAGGTAAGGCAGAACGCTTGCCTCGAGGCTTTGAAAGCCAGAATCAAGGAGGTATCAAAATGACACCGCAAGAGGTGAAGGACTTCCTCAACAGAGGATATAGAATAAAAGAACGCATTGCCGCAAAGGAGCGCCGTATCGATGAGTGGCGGCGTAGAGCTGAGTCTATTACGGCTGAGATTAAGCCAGTTGCCTCGTTCTCTTCTACGCCATCAAAGAAAGTCGAGGACGCCGCTTGCGCTATCGTCGATTTGCAGTCGGAAATCAAAGCCGAGATTTACGAGCTTGCCGTGGTTGAGCTTGAAATCGGTAGGCTCATAAAAGAAAGCGGTCTTGACGATACAGACCAGTTTATGATGGAGTTGCGGTACTTAAATTACATGCGCTGGGAAGAAATTGCGGTTGAACTTCATTATGCCTATCGCTGGGTCATGCGTCGGCATAAAAAAGTTTTATTATTCCTCGGGGATAATTGGAGTTGGCCACGCTGAGCCGCAACCAAATATGTTAAAATAGTATGGTGAAAAACTCGGATGATACTGTCCGAGTTTTTTCTCGATGGAGCACTGCGCGGGCCTCCGGTGCAGTGCTCCGTCTATTATTATGAATGGAGGTTAGCGACAACTAACGAGGGAGGGACGAACGTGGCTAAGCTGACCGATAAGCAACGGAAAAAGATTATAGCTGAATCGGTGAACGGCTCGAGCATTCGGGCGCTGGCCGCGAAATACGGCGTCTCTACGACTACGATTCAGCGCACGTTAAAAAGCGACAACGACCTAAAACAAAAGGTCGCACAAAAAAAGGCTGAGAACACGGCAAGCATTCTGGCCTTTATGGATTCTAAGAAAAATGACGTTTGCGGACTGATTGACAAGCTGCTTGCGGCTATGGGAGACGAAGACAAGCTCGCTGCCGCGACGGTCAATCAGCTTGCTACCGCTATGGGTATCGTCATTGACAAATATACAGCTAACGAGGCAATTAAGTCGTCCGACGCGAAGGAGACCAACTTCTTTGAGGCGATTCGTGCTGCTGGAAAGGAGGTTGACCTGAGTGCAATACCAGAGCTTCAGTCCTCGGCAGAATGCGACCCTCTTCTGGTGGACGAAACCGGAACACCAGAATAGAGACGGGCTTATCTGCGACGGGTCAATTCGTTCCGGCAAGACGGTCTCAATGGCTATCGGCTTTATCATGTGGAGCATGGCGAGCTTCGATAAACAGAACTTCGCTATCTGCGGCCGCACGATTGAAGCACTCCGGCGTAATGTTATCGTACATATTCCCACATGGCTCGAGGGTATGTTCGAGGTTACTGAACGCCGCAGCGAGAATAAAATGGTCGTCACTATCGGCAATCGCTCTAATACCTACTACCTCTTCGGAGGGCGGGACGAATCCAGCTACACCCTTATTCAGGGCATTACTCTGGCCGGAGTCCTCTTCGATGAGGTCGCGCTTATGCCCCGCTCTTTCGTAGAGCAGGCTATGGCACGTTGTTCGGTCTCCGGGTCTAAGTTCTGGTTTAACTGCAACCCCGAGTCTCCGGGTCACTGGTTTTATAAAGAGTGGATTTGTAAAGCGGCGGAGCGCAATATGCTCTACTTGCATTTTACGATGGACGACAACCTCAGTCTTGACGAGAAAATCAAAGCCCGATACGAAGGCATGTACTCCGGCGTGTTCTATGACCGGTATATCCGAGGTCTCTGGACCGTCGCGGAGGGCTTGATATATACAATGTTTAATAAGGACTATCATGTAGTCCCTTCCGTGCCTCGCGATTACGAGGAGTACCTTATCTCCTGCGACTACGGCACCTTAAACCCGACTTCGGCCGGGCTCTGGGGGCTCTGCGAGGGAAAATGGTACCGCGTCCGAGAGTACTACTACGACGGACGCAAGGAACGGTATCAGCGAACGGACGAGGAGCACTACGCGGCTATTGAAGAGCTTGCGGGAGACCTCTCGATTCGGAAAATCATCGTTGACCCGTCCGCTGCCTCGTTTATCGAGGTCATACGCCGGCATGACCGCTTCATGGTCGAGCAGGCAAGTAATAGAGTCCTTGACGGTATTCGCGACGTCGCTACCCGGCTGAACGCCGGTGACATTTTCTTTTGCGACTGCTGCGCAGACTGCATAAGAGAGTTCGGTTTATATCGGTGGGACGAAAAGGCCGCCGAAGACCGGCCGCTCAAAACCGACGACCACGCCATGGACGATACGAGATATTTCGTCCGCGCCGCGTTCCAGCCGTCGAGATTCAGTTTTTAAGGAGGTGCGATAAATGCCCTTATTCAAGAAACCTATCGAGCAGGAGTTTTTCAATTTGCGCCTCCGCGCCGGCAGGCCTATGACCGAGCTTGAGTTCTACGCGAAAGAGCTTACCGACTGGGAGACCTCGCCCGAGCGGCGCGAAATGATTGACGGCGACCGGTATTATACCGGAGACCATGACATTCTCAAACGCCAGCGCACGGCTATCGGCCCCGACGGTAAGCTGATTGTGATTGAGAATCTCCCGAACAACCGTATTGTGGATAACCAGTATGCGAAACACGTTGACCAGAAGGCAAACTACCTTCTCGGTCAGCCTATTTCCTTTTCCTGTGAGAATGACGACTACGCATCTGAGGTCAAGAAGGTACTCGGCATGCGGTTTATGCGTACTCTCAAGAGCGCGGGAGTCGAGTGCCTCAACGCGGGTATCTCGTGGCTTTATCCCTACTACAATAAAAACGGCGAGCTCGCGTTCCGAGTATTCCCCGGCTACGAGATTATGCCGTTCTGGGCGGACGCGGCTCATACCGAGCTTGACTCCGCTCTTCGCCTTTACCCGGTCGAGGTCTACTACGGTACCGAGAAGAAAATCGTTAAGAAGGTCGACCTCTTCACGCTGGAAGGCGTTACGACCTACATCTTCGAGAACGGCGTACTTATGCCGGACACCGAGAAGCAGGCGTATGTTAGGGTAAAAGACAGCAAGGGCAACGAGCAGCCCTTGAACTGGGAGCGCTTCCCCCTTATCCCTATCAAGTACAACCCGAAGGAAGTCCCTCTCATTCGCCGCGGCCGTTCCTTGCAGGACGCTATCAACCTCCTGCAATCCGACTTCGTGAATAACATGGAGGAAGACGTCCGCAATACCGTTCTTGTCCTCAAGAACTATGACGGACAGGACCTCGGGGAGTTCCGGCGTAACCTGACGACCTATGGAGCTATCAAGGTCCGCACGGTCGAGGGCACGGACGGCGGCGTGGATAGTCTTGAAATCTCGGTAAACTCCGAGAATTATAAGACCGTCCTCGAGCTTCTGAAAAAGGCGCTCATTGAAAACCTCCGCAGCTACGACGCGAAGGACGACCGTCTCTCCGGTACGCCTAACCAGATGAACATTCAGAGCATGTATTGCGACATCGACCTCGACGCGAACGCAATGGAGACCGAGCTGCAGGCGTCTTTTGAGGAAATCCTCTGGTTTGTCAATACCTACCTCGCCAACACCGGCAAGGGCTCGTATGAGAGCGAAGATATTACGGTTATCTTCAACCGTGATATTCTTATCAATGAGTCCGAGGCTATCGATAACTGCTCTAAGTCTGTTGGCATTATCTCTGATGAGACCATCGTCGCTATGCACCCATGGGTCGACGACCCTGCGGCCGAGCTTGAACGGCTCGAAAAGCAGAAAGAGGAAGCGGACCCCTACCGAGCGGCTTTTGAGCAGGCGCAGGCTTTGCGTAACCCCGAAGGCGGTGACCCGGTAAATGAGGAATGATAAGTACTGGGCCAACCGAATGCGGATTCTTGAGGAATCCTTGCTTGATAAGGGGTACGACTACGTTAAAAACCTCGAGCGGCAATATGCGACCGCTATTCAGGATATAGAATCGCAAATCGCGAGATGGTATCAGCGGTTTGCGGCCGAAAACGGCATAACGCTCGCCGAGGCGAATAAGCTGCTTACCACGCAAGAGCTTGACGAGTTCCGGTGGACCGTTGAAGAGTATATAAAACACGGTCAAGAGAACGCGGTCTCTCAGGCGTGGCTCAAGCAGCTTAAGAATGCTTCTGCCCGCGTCCACGTGTCAAGGCTTGACAGCTTGAGGCTTCAGCTACAGGAGCAGGCCGAGGTCTTACACGGGGCGCAAACAGAGGCTCTTAATTCGTCCCTGAGCGAGGTTTACCAGCGAGGCTATTATCATACCGCCTTTGAGCTCCAAAAGGGCATAGGGGTCGGCTGGACGCTCCACGGGCTGACCGATGAAGCTATCAGCAAAGTACTCTCGCGGCCATGGACCTTAGACGGCCAGACTTTCAGCGATAGAATCTGGGCGAACAAGCAGGCGCTCGTCAACAGTGTCAACACGCAGCTCACCCAGATGATAATGCGAGGTGCAGCTCCGGATAAAGCCATCAAGGCTATTTCCGACCGCTTTCAGGTCTCTAAGTCGCAGGCCGGGCGCCTCGTTATGACCGAGAGCGCTGCTTTTGCGAATGAGGCCCGTAAGGACTGTTTCAAGGACCTCGGCGTCGAGAAGTATGTTATCGTGGAAACCCTTGACAACGAGACCTGTAGCTTGTGCGCAGGGCTTGACGGTAAGGTCTATCCGATGAGTGAATATCAAGTCGGCGTAACTGCGCCGCCTTTTCACCCGTGGTGCAGAGGTACGACTGCCCCTTATTACGAGGATATGCAAGGTCTCGGAGACCGCTTCGCGAGAGATGTGAAGACCGGCGAGAGCTTCAATATTCCGAAGGATATGACATATAAGGACTGGAAAGCGAGACAAGACGGCGCCTATGGCACTGGTACCGTGGAAAAGTTCAAAAATATGTGGTATAATGAAACTGCTGATAAAAAGCAGTATGAGAACTACAAGGCTCGACTCGGCGTAGACGCGCCTAAGAGCTTTGCGGCTTTTCAGCAGTTAAAGTATAATTCTGAAGACTATAAGGACCTTACCGGCTACTACCGGTATAAAGGCGCGAATCCCACAAGCGATAAGCGCTTTTGGACGGCGCATAAAGCGGTCAAGGCTCTCCACGATGAGGGTAAAGTCCGAACGACCGGAACTCTGGTCGCCCCGCCTATGGGCCGAGTTGCCGTCAAAGCGAATGAGCACGCCGAAAAACGGTTTGCTTCTCGTGGTATAACCTTAGAATGGACTCAGAATATTATTGATAATGCAGACTTCGCGCTCAAACAGCGCAGGGGTACGCAATATGCCTTCTACACAAGCGAGGGCTTTGCGGTCCTTGATAATAACGGTGAGATTGGTACCGCCGGTCAACTGGACGAACGCGGCAAACTGCTATACGACGAGGTGATGAAACATGTCCGAGCAAAATAAGGTCAAGTGCCCTTTATTGAATAAGGAAATTGACTGGGGCTATTGCTGGGAGCTTTGCAATATCGCTACCGACGATATTCTTCTTGAGGGTGACACCGTTCCCGACTGGGATAAGGCCCTTAAGGTATGTGAAAAGTGCGGTCGATATTCAGGCGAGCCAGAAGGCTCCTGATTTGAGTCCGATTTTTTCAGAGGGTAAATCTAAGGACCCCTCAGTTAAAACGCGATACGGGAGACCGTGGAGCCCCACAGAAGCAATAGTTGATTAGAGCGTCCCTGCTTTTTAGCAGGAGGCGCTTTTTTTCATACAAAAATTACCGCCTTACGCGGCGGACAACAAATAGCGTACCCGCAATACCGGGACTGGCCGGATAAAAAGGACAGCGGGAGACAGGAGGACAAAATGTTGGACTGGCTGAAAACTATTTTGGGAGAAGCGTACTCCGAAGAGATTGATAAAAAGGTCTCTGAGGAAATCGGCAAGAACTTCGTGGCGCGCGCAGACTTCAACACTCTGAACACCGAGAAGAAAGCTCTCGCCGATACCGTCAAGGAGCGCGACAAGCAACTTGAGACCCTCAAGGCCTCTACCGGCGACGTCGAGGCGCTCAAGACACAAATCGCTACTCTCCAGACTGAGAACACCGCAGCGACGAAGGCCCATGAGGCGGAAATCAAGCGCCTCAAAATCGATACCGCCGTTGAGCTGGCTCTGTCTGCTGCCAAAGCGAAGAACGTAAAGGCCGTGAAGGCGCTGCTCGACCTTGATAAGGCTGAGCTCGATGCGGACGGTGCCGTCAAGGGTCTGGCTGACCAGATTAAGAAGCTGGCTGCCGCGCCCGACAGCGGTTTTATGTTCGAGACCAAAGAGCAGAACAATTTTGAGGGCTTTAAGCCCGGTGAGAGCGGAGACCCGGCGCCTGACGGCAAGTTGACGCTGGAAAACTTCAGAAAGCTCTCTCCCACTGAGAGATTTAACTTCTCTCAGAAACACCCTGAAGAGTACAAAAAACTTTATGATGGAGGAACGAAATAATGGCTAATACCGTTTACGACAATTTTTATCTGTCCAACGAGATTGAGGACCAGTACAAGTCCCATCTCGACTTGCAGACCTTCTGCACTGTGGACAACGCCCTTGAGGGCACGGCCGGCATGCTTCGTAAGATTAACGTCTACAAGGCTACTGACGGCACTGAGAAGCTGGCTATGGGTGCGGGCAACTCTAAGAGCATTGAGGTCGGCTTCACTCCTCGCGAGTACCGCATTCAGCTTGCTCAGAACAGATTCAAGTACTACGATGAGCAGGCTATGACCGACCCGCAGCTCGTCCCTGTCGGCACTAAGCACATGGGTACCGACATGTTCAACACTGTCAACGCCGATATTTACGGCGAGTTCGCAAAGGCGACTCAGGTTGTCGTTGTGACTAAGCTGAACTTCGACGCTTTTGCCGACGCGCAGTCCGTTCTCGCTCTCGAGGACCTTGAGGGCGTGACTATCTTCGCCTTTGTCTCTCCTGCGGATGTGGCTGAGCTCCGTAAGGAACTCAAGGACACTCTGCAGTATGTTGAGGCTTTTGCGAAGAACGGCTATATCGGCACCGTCGCCGGCGTGAACATCTATACGAAGAAGGACGCCGTCAGCGGCTCCGTCTACATGGCGACGAAGGAAGCGGTTACCCTCTTCAATAAGAAGGGTACTGAGGTTGAGCAGGAGCGCGACCCGAACACCCGTGAGAACAGCATTTACTCCCGTAAGTACTATCTGGCCGCCCTCACCGACGAGACGAAGGACGTCAAGATTTTCAAGGGCACCGCGACGGTCTCCACTGACACGACTGCTTCTGCCTCTAAGACCTACTATTCGAAGGTCGGCAACGGCTATGTTGCGGTTACTCCCGGCGAAGGCGACAATCCGAAGACTAAGGGCTGGTACGAAATCGCCTAAGGAGGAACAGCATGGAGATACTCGCGGCAGTAACCGCCCGACTGTCGGCCCTCGGTTATACCGTGACCGAGGCCGACAGCGCGGCACTTGATTACAACATTAAGAAAGCCGAGACGACCCTAAAGGCGCGAACGAATCAGTTCGAAGTGCCTGAGGGCCTTTTCTATGTCTGGGCGGATATGGCTGCGGGCATGTTCCTCACAGACAAGAAGGCTTCCGGCGCTCTCTCTGAGGTCTACGACTTCAACGCGCCGGCTAAGAGCATTTCTGAGGGCGACACCTCTGTTACCTTTGCGATTGCAGATACTGGCTCCTTCGAGGACCAGTTTGACGCAATGCTCGCGAAGATGGTAAACCCCGACGCGGAGCTTATCGCAGCGTTTAGGAGGTTGGTATGGTGAAAAGCTATCAGGAGGCTCTACGGAGGCTCTGGGACGGCCTCTGCGACGTTTATGTCCTCGAGACAGCGGTAAATAAGGCAAACGGCCGGGACGAGCCCACGGAGGTCCAGAAGCTCCACGGGGAGCCCTGCCGTTTGTCCTTCTCAAGTATCTCAAGCACGACCGAACAGGACAGCGCGCCGCTGATTCAGCAGTCGGTCAAGCTCTTTATCTCGAAGACTGTGGAAATCCCGGCAGGCTCTAAGATAGTCGTAACGCAGGAAGGCCGGACTACCGCCTATGCGAGGTCCGGTGAGCCTGCGGTCTATAGCTGTCATCAGGAGATACCGCTCGTCCCGTTCAAGGAGTACGCCTAATGTCCCGCTGGGGACGCTGCGACTTCTCTCAGTTCAGGGAGTTCGCGAAAGGCTTTGAAAAGCTGAGCGACTCTGAGATAGACGACCTCTGCGTGGCTTGCAGCAAAGAGCTTGCCGCAAGACTTCTGGCTCTCGTTATTCCGGCTACCCCGGTCGGCAAATACCCGAAAGGCTCGGGTAAGAAAGGCGGTACTCTCCGCCGAGGCTGGGGTGCTAAGAACGGCAAAGCCGGGCGCGAGTATGCGCAGTCCCTGACCGTCACAAAGTCCGGGAACACGTATATGGTCGAAATCATAAATCCGGTTGAGTACGCCTCGTATGTCGAGTTCGGTCACCGCACCGTAAGCGGCGGCTGGGTCGAGGGCCGGTATATGCTGACTATCTCCGAGGAAAAGCTGAAACGAATCGCCCCGTCTGTGCTTGAGAAGATGGTGCTCCGAAAGCTGAAGGAGGTCTGCAATGGCGGAAATTAGTACAAACATTATCTTAGACGGAATCACGCTGGCTTTGCGGTCCGCTTTTCCCGGCAGTCATATCGAATCAAATGCAGTAAAGCAGGGGCTTCGGCAACCTGCTTTTATTGTGCTTTTGGTTAACGCCGAGGTCACGGACTACCCGGCGCAGCGCAAGAAACGTCTTCCTCGTTTCGATGTTCTCTACTTTCCGAAGTCCGGGCGTGAGGACTGCTACGGCGTGGCAGATGCCCTCACCGAAGTGCTTGAAGTGATTGACCTGCCCGGCGGCGATAAGCTGCGTGGTACGGATATGAGTTTTCAGGTGACGGACGGAGTGCTTCACTTCCTCGTCTCCTATAACCACTTCACGTATAAGACGGCTGAGGAGTTCAAGATGGGAACTCTGAAAATTGAACAAGGAGGAAACTGATATGGCGAAAGCTACTGCGGCGGCAAAGTCCGCCGCTCCTACTCACTCCAAAGAGCAGCTTTTGAGGTCTCAGCGCTACGCTAAGCGCCGTGACCTTCTGGGCGCGCTTTTGGAAGACGGTAAGTGGTACACCCTCGAAGAGGTCGATACCGCTATCGAAAACTTTATGAAAGGCAAGGTGAAATAATATGGCCCTTGGCGGTGGAATCTGGGCAGTACAGAATAAGGTACTCCCCGGTACGTATATCAACTTTTCCAGCGTGGCTAAGGCGTCCGCTACTCTCTCCGACAGAGGTTACGCGGCTATGCCTCTTATGCTGGACTGGGGTCCCGACAGTACGGTCTTTACCGTGACGAGCGGTGACTTCCAGAAGAACAGCCTCAAGATTTTCGGTCATGCGTACACCGACGACGCGTTGCTGCCTCTGCGCGAGCTCTTCCAGTATACGCAGACCCTCTACACCTATCGCCTGAACGGCGGAGGTGCTAAGGCTGCCTGCGCTTACTGCACGGCAAAGTACTCCGGCATTGCCGGCAACAAGCTCTATGTGGTTATCGCAGCGAACGCCGATAATGCTGACCTCTTTGACGTCAGCCTCTACTACGATACGACTCTCCTCGATACGCAGACCGTGGCTGCGGGTAAC